TGGTTTACCAGAACCACCAGTAGGTGTTGGGGCTGATTCATCAGCTTCTGGTAGAACAACTGCACCCACCACACCTTCAGTGGCTGCTTGCTTCTGGGCGGCAGCACGACCTTCTGGTGTATCCCAATCGTCTGGAGTTTCAACAACAGCCTTTTCTTCAAACTCTCTTGGAGGTGCGATAGAATATCCGATTACAGAGTTCAGCGGTGAACCTGCAGGTGGTGGTGTCAACGCAACGTTTCCTACATCAGCTGCACTGCCTGCGCTTACACCGAAGTTACCTTCAGAGTAGTTCATATTGAATGTACCAGCAACGTTAAAGTCTGCGTCACCTTCTGATTCAATAGCAACCTTAGCACCCTTGTTAGATAAATCTCCAACAGCTTGCATAGACATATTAGCTTGTGACTTCACGTTAATCTCTGCAGCATCGACGTTAAATTTGCCACCAGCTTTTACCAAGAAGTCGCCACCTGCTGCTAGAGATACATCGTTAGCAACTCCAATATCTAAGTTGTTACCAACAGTTAGCGTAGCGTTTTGTTCAACTTTAATATTAGCGTCAGAGCGAGCGTAGATGTTAGTTTGTCCATCAACTGTAATGTTACATTCACCAGCAACGTGAATACAACCGTTCTGTTCCATCAGGACAAAGTTATCACCAACGATATAGTTTACTTGTGTACCGTTAGCATCAACCTCAGTGAATGTGCCAGAACGATGGTATGTGTTAACACGTTCTTGACCAGGTGTATCGTCAAACTCTTGGATGTGACCAGACTCAGATTCAAATACTTTGTTGAAAGGATACTTAGCACCATATGGGGCAGCGGGTTGATCCCATTGACCACCGCTTGAAGTTGGGATACCCATTTTTCTGTTGGCATCTTTTAGCTTAACGACTGTACCTTCAATAACACCACGGGCTAGACGGTTCACGTCAGACTCGCCAATGTATTCTTGTAGAGGGTATTTGTTATTTGGATCACGGAAACCTAAACCAAAAGAACCAGTCTCAATAGACTTCTTAGATGGTCCTGGCTTTGAATCAGTAGAATCTTCAACAGCTGGAAGTGCTGCGCCTGCATCTTTGTTTACACCACCGCCACCTTCTTTACCGTAGAAGTATTCATAGTATCTTAATTTACGAGCAGCAATATCTGGTGAGTTTACACCAACTGCTTTCTTGGCAGCGTAGAAGTAATCTGGGTGGGCATTAGCATTAACACCCTTTGCCACTCGATCTTTAATATACAACGCAGCGATAATAGCTGAGGTGTTAATGTCTAAGTCTAGTGAATCAGGGAAGTTTACAATATCGACTAACAGACCCATCTTTTGAGCCATATCATTGTAACGTTTGTAGTTTGAGTAACCAGTCAATTGAATGAAACCACGCCCATAATACTTACCAGCCATCTCATCAGATGTGTGGCCAAAGAAACCCTTACCACGCTTGGTTGGTCCGTAGCACCATGAGAAAAATTGTTCTCTGGTTACACCCTTCTTGGTCGCATCAGCATAAGTGGCAACATCTTCGTCAGTAGCGAAAGAGAAGATTTGCTTTAGACGTGCTGCTGAATAGTTAAATGCCTCTTTCTGAGGGATCCATCCAGATTCACCACCAGCGATACCTAACAAAGCGCACTTCTGTTCTTTAGTTGTAAGACCAACTTTATCACACGCAGCGATAAGTGCTTTGATACCCTCCGACGCTTTGGTCTGAGTATTTTTAAACTCTGGAATTGGTGGAAGTGTTGGAATCTCAGTGTTGACTGGAGTAGTCTTTACTGCATCAGCTTTCTGATCAAGCGTTGAACCAGTAACGTTAGTCTTAGAAGCAACAACAGCTTGCACAGAAGCAAGAGGTGGTTCAAAGTCAATTAAGTTTTCAGTGTAATCTCGAACAGGTTTAGAAATGGTAATCTGCGTTCCACTGTCAATAGAAACAACAACTGTACCATATTCAATACCATAACCGCTAACACGCATGTTTGCTGTTAGTTTAGAAGTCAAGTCTTGACGGTTGTAGTCTGGGTCATATAGTTTGATAACCTGCCCGCTTGTTGGTCCAGGAACGCTTCGTAAACGAACAACGTCTTTACCAGCTGTGTCAGTTTCAGCAATTGGTCCAGAGTCGTCAAAGTCAATAGGCACTGGGTTTGTGGCGATACCACCAACAGCGCCCATGATAATACCCTGTTGGTATGAGTCATCAAGATACATAACAACAACGGAAGACCCTTCAACTGGTCCAATTGGTGTGTGACCAATACCGTTCATCGCCGCAGATGTAACTGGCTGCATAGCTGCACACCACGGCAAATCTGATGTAGGTAATAAGTTCTTGTCGTGAGTATGTAAACCAACCACGCGAACTTGGCAACGACCAAGTTCCAACGGGTCAACACGGTTTTCAACTACACCGAAGTAAATACTATTTTGAGCCATTATCCAACTTTCTTCTTCATAGAGTCTTTAATCAATTCAATAAAACATGTGTGACCGTCTGTGGAGATTTGGTGATTAATAGCAGACACCAAATACTTACCACTGTTAACAGTATCAACCAAATCTTCGTTTCTATCGCTTTTCTTCATAGGTTGTTTCTTGTACAAAGTTAACTCGGCAACTTGACCGACGGTGTAATCGCAACGACCAGCAACGGTTATATTAACCTTCTGAGCTTCAGCCATCTTCAAGAAAGAAATACGTTCTTGAACAATACGAGCGTTTGTTGTATCACCGAAAGAAGTAAACGTTTCAAAAGCACGAGGGAATAGAATGTGCTTTGCATTGCTTCTACCGATAGCCTTATCGGAGAACAATGGGTTTTCGTTCAAGTGAATCTGTTTGGAGAACTTCTTTTTAATATCAAAGTTCTTAACGGTGTAGGTCTTCTTTGTAGAGTCGTAGGAGATTAGTTTAGAGTTATACATACCACCAGACAATCTATCCATGTAGTCGTATGATTCAATAAAGTCAATCTCGCCAACACGCTTGTAGTCTTCCAAAATGTTCAGTGCGTTACCACCCTGTGGGAAGTTATCACGTGAATACTTATCCATAATAAACTGCTGGAATGTTTTAGTCTTATACAGACTTTCTAGCGATCTAAAATTAAAACCATCACGGTTCTCGAAGAACAAGAAAGACGGTGATTGGTTTTCTGAGATAGAGTTATCTGAAAGATACGTTAAGTTTTGAACTGGTCCCCAATACGGAGAAACGTACTTAATAGTGTTACGAGTATTCTCAACGTTGAACTTCTTTTTGCTCTCTAGTCCGTCCATCTTATCGACAACGAAAGTTCTAACAATGTCTGAGATCTTACCAGAGAAAACTCTACTGATTTTCTTGTTAGTATCAACCAACGCTTCAGCGGAGATAAAGTTCAATTCATAACCAACGGCTCTATCGCCAATGTTGATTTTGTCGTTCATCTTATAGATGTGGAACAACCCGCTGATTGGTTTATCCAGCGTTGGAGTTGTAACTTTGATTTCAATAAATTCTTCACCAATCAGTGGTAGCAAAGAATGTAAGTCAAATGATTCTTTTAGAACGACTGACCCTGTAATGAATGGAGAGAAGATATCCTCAAATATTCTCAATTGAATTACTTGGTTTCTGACGTTCTGGTAAACACCTTTAGGTGTGATGATTTCCACCTTCTCGATGCTTACATCACCAGCGAACCTTAACGTATTAGCAGCATTGACAATTTCAGGCATTATAACTCGTCTTGATAGTTTCTAAGGATTGTTTCCAACAGAGTTGGAGAAATAATCTTAATTCTTCGCTTTTGATCATTCTCATATCTATGTTGCGTGTCGCCAGTAATAGGGATTGCTCCAGATACTGGGTTAACTGTCTGACCCTGCGCATTGACATAATACACTGGGTTATATTCTCGCCCTTCAGTGATAATGGTCAACTCAACGTTACCAACACCAGAATGAACTGTTGCGCCTTCTTTACCGTGAGTAAGCAACCATTCATCAGAATGATTCATTAATGGGAAGTAGAAGTATTGAGTAGCTACATCTAGACCAAGAGGGTCTACTGGGAAGTTAAGATCTACAACAAACGATCTATCATCATCTTGAATTGTAATCTTTACTGGAGCAGTTAGATAAGCGGGGTCGAATGGAACCTTTGTACTTGTAATCTTGATATGAAAATATAACAAGCCATCTTCGTGCGTATCCCAAAACCAATCAGAAGAATACAGCTTTGGATTATATACATCAGCGATATGCTTCGCTAAAACAGTTTCAGGTACTGGGAAGTCAGCTCTGTAATCATACTTACCATTACACAACATAACAATCCAGTGGTATTCTGGCGTACCATAAAACTTTTCAGAAATAATCTCTGGCGTTTCACCATCAATAATATCATACTCGTCGTACAATGTAATGTTTGATAGAATCTCTTTTCTAAATCGAACGTTACGTGTAATGTCTTTTACAATACTTGTTTTGATTCGGTCGCCGTAGTTGAAGTCATAAAGAAACTGAGGGAATTCTTTAAAATACATTTTATAGTCCTCCTGGCGTCAAGCCAATAGTTTCTTTCGACGCAAGTTGTAGTTCTCTAAACTCTAGTGACATATTAATTTGTGTCGGCATACCATTTGCGAATACAGAGAAGTTACCGTTTGGCGTATAATTAACGCTCATGCTTTCCAACACGCAAGAAGTATGTTTGTGTAGGTTTAAGTTTTCTGTACCGCTAGTGTAATAAGTGATATCAAACTCAGATGGGTAAATCCAAACATAGTTCAACTCACTCTTGAACTCTGGGTGCATGTGTAATTTGAACTGGTGAATAATGTTTAAAACGTTTTGGGCTTCAGCTTCATCTCTTGGATAAAATTGATAGTCAAAAGTAAACTTGCGGAAGTCAACACCTTGGAAAGTTTGTTCTTTCTTTGGGTTGGATGCTAGACCAGCGGCACCGCTAATAGCATCTTTTCCTGGCACCTTATTCATACCATATGCGAAAGCAGCTTCAGCGCCAGTAGCCATCGTA